TAACGCTGTTTCCATTTCGGCTACTGGTAAGCCCTCAAGCGCAAGCAGGGTGCCAACGATTGTGCAGCTGTCCACGTTTACGGTGGTGGTTGGTGCCGGCACGGAATAGGGCACGTACACGGTGCTGGCAATGGTGCTCGCTGGTTGGTCATCAGGCGCGTTTAGAGCGCTTGTAGTGGCCGCAAACCCTAAAAGGGCTGTAACTATGCCTATTACTAATTTGGTGCCTGTAATCATGGTTTTACCTCGCATTGGTAGGGGACGCCCCACGAGCCGCTAGCCAAGGTTTTAAAAGCTAGTTGCGCGTGTAATACCTTGGCGGTGTCGGCGTCTCGGAATAGTTGAAACATGGCCTGTTGGCCGTTGTCGAGTGTCGTTATGTAGCACTCGTACAAAAAGGTTTGTAGCTCGTCTGTCATTAGGTACCTCTAGCTTTCCGTCGGTAGTCCAACGGTAGTGCAGGGTGCTACGCGGTTGGTGGATTATCCCCGAACACCAATAAAAACGCGGCTTCTACGGCTTGCGGGTTGTCTGCCATGGCGGGCGTTATTTCAACGTGCCACCAATCGCCGCCGGGTGCGCCGCTTATGTCGGGTTTGCTGTAACTACTCCACGCTTGACGGTCACAACGCCAACCACGGCCAAAAGGTTTTGGAAAGTAATCTAAAATTGCTTGGACGCCTAGCGCGTTGGCGTTAGCAACAACCTTGTTTATAAACTCAAGTGACGTTTTACGGCCTGTTGGTACACCCTTGTTTTTGTCTGCCATGTAGCGATAGCTCAAGTCAACGGCGCGGCCCGTGGCATGTACCGACAAGCTGCCGGGTTTGCCTTTCATGTCACGCTGGCCCCATGAGCCGTTATTCCATAAACTTTTGTTGCTGTACTTGACCGCGCATTTAATCCAAGCGTCCATACCTGCACGTGGCGCGGGTGCGGCCCCGTCGGCGTTGCCTATGTAATCTCGAGCGCCAACAACACCCGGCTTGGCTTTAGCAACGCTCATTGGTCAGGCTGTTGGGTTTTGCTTTTAAGGCCGTTAGACGCGACAAGGCCGCTAAGTGTGCCAGTAAGAAACACAAGCAACGTAGATAGCAAGTCAATGAGCTGTGCGTCTGTAGGCGCCTGTTTTTCAGGCTGGTCTACAAAAAGCACTCCGTAGATAAATGCAAATACCGTAAAAGTAAAACATACCGCTAACAAACGGCCCACAAAAACTATAAGTGCCGCGTGTTGTTGTTCAGGTGTTTTAATCATTTTCGCAACTCGCTTTTGTAAAACATTGGTACGTAGTATTTTGTTTAGAAATTGTGCACCCATTAAGCACCGCCGCTATAACTGCAACCATAAAAACAAGGGCCGCATACTTAACCCACGGGCGGGACATACGGTTCAGGTTGTGGTGGTGGCGTAAAATCTTGTGTTAGAGCGTCGTAAATATAATCTATGCCTGCGTAAGTTTTGCCGGGCAAATCATAAAAAGTTTCTACCCATACGCCCGTATACCGTTCGGGGTTTTCTGCCATGAATTCGGCTGTTACTACGTGCACGTCAACTACTACGTTTTCGTTGTTTAGTTGTGCAAAGTATTGTGCGGTCATACCTTAAACCTTACGTAAACAATTCCGCTCGCACCAGCACCGCCCGTTACACCGCCGCCGCCGCCTGAACCTGTGTTGGCTGTTGCTGTTCCACCTGTTGCGCCACCGCCTGCACCTGCACCGCCAGTACCTGCCGCGCCGCCACTCGATGAACCATAACCGCCGCCGCCACCTGCACGAACCGCGGCCGCACCTGAAATAAATGCTGCGATGTCTGTCCCGTTACCGCCTGCGCCGCCGACACCTGACGCACGATTACTGCCAGCCGACGACGAACCACCACCGCCACCACAAGAGCTAGGACTGAAGCCACCGTTACCGCCAATAAATCCGCCAAGCGCTAAAACGGTTCCGCCGTTGCCAGCAATACCACCACCGCCGCCGCTTGCGCCTGATTGGCCGTAACGACGGGCAAAGTTGGCGTCCTCGCCGCCTCCACCACCGCCGCCAGCGGCAGAAATAAAAGAACCGATAGCGCTAGTTAAACCTGATTCGCCCCAACCGTTGTTGCTAGTAGCACCTGCACCACCTGCGCCAACATCGACTGCAATAGTTGCGGCTGGTAGATAAACCGTCGTTGCCGCTGCAATACCCAAAACTTGGCCTGCACCTCCACCGCCACCAGATGACCCACCGCCAGCACCGCCACCAATCATCATCACATCAAACAAGCCAGCCTTGGACACAACAAGGTTGTCATCACTACTAAATGCAAGCAACGTGTAATTTATGCCGCCAACTGTAATGCTCGAACTTGTACCGCCTGTTGCCGTGCCATAACTTGCACCGCCACCGCTAAAAAAAATAGCAGCACTAGCACTAGTAAAATAAAGCGTGCCACCCCCCCATTGTGCCAACGCTAAAGAGCCAGCGGTAGTTACCGTTGCCGTGCCGGCCGTAATCGTGCAAGTGCCGGCACCAATGTTTTGTATAAAGAGATTGTCGCCTGCTTGGAATAGCGAGGTGTTAACGGTAATGGTTGTTGCGCCTGCCGCGTTCATTTGTACGCGCTTGCCAGCGTCGCCAGCCACTAGCACGTAGCTAGCGGTTTGTGCGTTTATAGGTACGTTAAACGTCGAGTTAAGTTGCGCGGCCGTGAGCACGGCGCCACTTGCAAAAGGGTACGGGGTTGTTGCCATATTGGGTACTTTATCCTAAAACGGGTTGTGGGTCGGTTATTCCTAAAATTCCGTAAATGGCGTCGTTCAAAATAAATTCGTACACAATCACCGTAGGGCTGGTACTAATTAGGACGCTATGCCCGGTAGCAAAATTTAGGCGGTGCTCTATGCCCTCTATGGCTAGCTCTTGGGCTAGCTCGCTGGTTGTGTTGCCTGTTTGAAATGTTTTTTCTATGGTGATTGTGTCGCCAATCTCAAGGGTGGCTATTGTGTCTCGTTGTGCAGCTGTTAGGACGGTAAACGTCGTTTCTACTGACGTGTAGCGGGCCTCAGGTTGGCCGTTTAGTAGGTAGTCCGCGGCGTCGTCTATGGCTGTTTGCTCATGTAAAAGGCTGTTGCCAATGTTGGTGGTTTGTATAAAGTACGTGGCAATGCTGCCAGCGTCTACAGCGGTGGCGGTTTTGTCGTCTAACCCTGTAACTACGGCTCGGTTTATTACTTGGTCGGCTTCAAACGATATGCCGACGCCCGTAAATTTAAGGGTGCCGGGTGCGCCGTCGTCGTGGAAGTCTGCCGAGCTGCCCGCAAGGGTGTTGCCGATACGGTTTTGAAAAGTTAGGACGCCTGCCCTCGACATAAAAAGCCGTCCAAATTCGGCGGTGTCGTTAATTTGGCTTAAGTAACTAAGTGCATTGGTACCCGCTGGCACGGTGTAAGCGCTGTCATGGCCGAGGTTTACGGTGCCTGTAGCAATGTTTCGGGCCGCTAACGGAAACGCTACTTCGGGTAAATCTAGGACGGTTTCTATGCGCTCGCCCGAGGTTTCGGCGGTTACGTTGAGCTCGTCTAAAACCGTTTGGCTTAACAAATAGAATTGGTCGGCGCAATATACCTCTACGGTATCGTTGCCGCCAAGGCTAAAGTTGTAGTCGTAGTTAACAACGTAGCCGTTAAAAATGAATTGCGGCGTGTTTGTGCTGTCGTAGCGTAGTAGCCGTACCTCGCGCATTGGGGCTAGCCCGGGTTGTGCCGTTGCCGGGTCATAAAACGGGCTATCGGTGTTAAATGGGTTAAATACGCCGCCCGCTAACGTGTCGTCAAGGGTAAAAGTCATGGTGCCAGCGCCGAACGTGTCGCCTTGGTCGCGTCGTCCACGGCGTACGTTGACGTTTAGAGCGCCGTCTAAAACACTTGCAAATTCGCTAGTTCCGTCTAAAACGTACTCGGTATTGTTGAGCACTCCGCGCGTAGCGTCGTCGAGTGTAAACGCGTCAAGTAAAAAGCCTGTCGCTATTTGTAGGTCATAATTGCCCGATTGGACTACAGCAACAGCCATGTTAAGCCACGTTTAATTGCAGCGGGCCAGCGGTACGCGAATACGCCCGCAACGCGTTAACAACGCTTTGCCCTATTTCGGCGCTAGTAGACAAACCGCCAGCCACGTTAATTGTTACGCCGCTACCGCCCATGTTGCCCATTTGCGATAACGGAATAACAGCCTCGGGGCCTGCCTCGCCAATCATGGCAAGCGTTGGCCCGGTCACTATGCCGCCGTCCGCCATTTTAGGTATTGAGCTGCTAATAGTGGAAACAATACGGTTAACACGCTCGGTTACTACTACGTCAATGTTGACCGAGCGCTTAAGCTTGGCGGCTATCTCGTCCATTTTAGCCATAAGTTTTGGCGTTAATTTGGTTAGCTCTGCCTCAAGGCCGTTAACAATAAATTGCGCTTGGTCTACGCCTGTCTTGTACCACTTGTTGGCGGCTTGTATGCCTACCTTGTCGGCTGCCCGTTGGGCGGCCTCTACAAGCGCGTTGGTTTCGTCTATAGCGGTTTGCCCGCCCTTTACAAGCTCTAGGGCTATTTCGGCGCCAGCAACGTTGCCAGCGTCTAGCACGTAACCTAATGCGTCTTGGCTTAAACCCATCTCAAGGGCTTTGCCGAGGTTTACGGAATATTCGACGACGCCTTTAACTTGGTCACGTAGGGCGTCTATAAAGCCTTTAAAGCCGTAGTCGCCTGACTCGAGCGCGGCGTTAAAATCTAGGGCACCCTTAACGGCGTCGCTTACCTTGGTAGCAAACCCGTCGAATTCGCCTTGCGCCTCGGCCAACTTATCTTTAGCGGTATCTACTGCCTCGGTAAGTTTTTCTTTAAGCGCCTCGGCAAAACTTTCCACCTCTTTTTTAGCGCCGCCCACGTTGTCTTTTGTTTCTTTAAATTTAGAATTAAATACACCGGCAGCGTCCGCTACGCGCATTTGCTGTTGGGCCGACAAACCAAGCGCCTTGTTATATGCGCCTGTTTCTTGCTCGGCGTCAAAATAGCCCGAGCCAATAGCCTGCAAGCCGTTAACAAACAACGAAATGGGGTTAATGAGCTCGCCAATTAACTTGCCAAATTTGCCAACCTTTATGGTTGCGTTGGTTGCCGGGGTGGGCATAGCGCTAAATGCGTCGTTAATTTTTACTAAGCCGTTAGCAAAATCAGTTGCCGCTGGCAATAGTTGTTGGCCTAGTTGTATTTGAAAGTTTTTAAACAATGCGCTTAGGGTGCGTTGCTTGTTAGCGAGGCCGTCGGCTGTCCTAGCAAAGTCGCCTTGCGCGTCGCCTGTCTGTTTATAGATAGCGGATTGTGCCGCCAAAATCTTTTGTTGTGCTGTCAGCGCACCGCTGCCCTTGTATATGCCTAATTCCATTGCCTCGGCTTTTAGGGTTGCGTCGTTAAGCAATACACCAAAACGGCGTAGAGGCTCTGCCTCGCCACGTAGGGCCGCGCCAATGGCCTGTACAGCTTCCTCGGGCGTTGTGTTGTTAAACGACGCTAGGTCGGTAGCAAGGGTTACAAAATCTGTAGTAAATAGGCTTAAATCCTCGCCAGCAAGCCCGGCAGCTTTACCGAACGTGCCGAAAGCACCGGCAGCGTCGAGCACGGCCTGTTTGGATTGGCCTAACTCTCGGGCGGCGGTGTCTGCAAATGTTTTAACGCTCTTAGACGCCCGCCCAAAAATTACGTTTACTTTGCTGGTTGCCTCTTCAAAATCCGAAGCCGCACGAATAGCCGGGGCAATAACTTGGGTAATTGTGCCGATAGCGGCGGCAGCTGGCAGCAATGCGCGCTGCAAAATAAAGCCCGCTTTTTGGGTTGTTGTGGTAAGGCTTTTAAATTCGCGTTGAGCGTCGGCAACACCCTTGCCACTAAAGCTTGTTAAAATCGGTATGTTAATTGCCACGGGATACCACCAAATTACGGTTTGTCTGTTGCATAACTTTACCCACAATGCTTAGTAGCTCGGCGGTTACTGCCGGGCGGTTGCTTTCTACGGCCTTGTCAATTACGCGTGGCGCGTCGCCTACCTCTTTCTTTAAGCTGGCTATAAACGCCGTGTTACGGATACCGCTAATGCCCGCGCCCGCGTGGTCATAGATAGCGCCCGCAAAACTCTTTTGTTGTACCACCATTAAACGGTATGGCTTGGCAGCGTAAACAACTTGCCGGGTGTAACCGCCTTGGTCAAAATCTACGTAGCGCTCTTTAGTTGCTCGTACACCTACGCGCACGTTAAAACCGCCTTGCACCTCGGATATGTTCCAACCCGCCTCTCGGCCACGGATTAGCGAGCCTCGACGCATACCGGATAGCGGGGCACCGTTGCTACGCGATTGTGTAGAAACCATGCTTCGGGCCTCTTGCACAATTTGGTTTCCAACGGTTTTAATGTCTTTAGTTACTTGCCGCCTAATTTTGCGGTCTATGTCGTTTAACTCTTTTAACGCGTTTTGCACCCCGTAAACGTCAATTTGTCCGGTTATGCCCATAGCGTCGCTACCTTTTTTTGTGTGCCTCTGTCAACACTTTAGCCACCGTCTGCAAGTCTTGTAGCTCAAACGGGATATTAGGCGGCCACCAACCGACAGCTACTAGCACCTCGGCTAGCTGGCGTCTGTAGGTGCCGCTTCGATAAAACTTGGTTGCTCTTGCTCGACAACCTCAATGTTGACAAGCTGTTTAATGAAGTTGTCAAACTCTGCTGGTACAACAATTTTGTTTAACTTAGACGCCTCAAACGCCAAATAGGCTAAATCCTCTATGCCAATGCCATTGGCCATGTCGGACGCCTTGCGTTTAAATTTCCTCTCCCATGCCACAACAACGTAAAGGTTGGTTGTAACCGTGTACGTGTTGTCGGGTAGCTCAACTTTTAGGGTTAGCTGCATAACTAGCCTCTTTCGTGTCGGGCCGTGTTGAGGCCGTTATTAGGAAACGTCTACCGAGTATGAGCCGCCAGTAAACGTAATGTCAATGGTTGACAATTCGCCCATGGTTGCGTTAATAACTGGCAAAGATTCTAGGTAAGTGCCTGTCAAAATAAAGCCCGGGTTGGTTGCCGAATAAGTGTTTGGCGTTGTCGGTGCTTGTGGCGAAACCAACACGTTGCATTGGGTACCAACAAGGCTGGCCAATGTTGCGTATGTTTCGGTTGCGGCGTAGCTCATGTAAAGAGTAAGTGTTAGCTCGTTGTTTTCTAGGCCGCCAACGTTAAAACGGGCGGTGTCACCAAATGCGGTGCTTTCCAATGCTTCCACCGTGCGGGTGAGCGTTGCGGCGGTGCACTGGTCACGCAAGTTAACCGTTGCTATAGTTACGTCCGGGTTGCTTAGGTAAGTTGTTGTGGCCATGGGGTTACTCCTCGTTTGTGTCTATGTCTTTTTTAGCATTTTTTGCGGGCTTAGGTGCGGATACTTTAATAAAGCCGCCAGCTACTAGCGCCTCGATATTAGCACCGCGCTTTACGGCTAGGTCTAGGTCAAATTCGTCGCCGGGTGTACCCACTCGAGGGCTAACAACGGTGTATTTGCTCATGCTGTGGTACTCGCTTTCAAGTCAATGGTTAAATCATAGGCGGCGTACTCGGCCCCACCGTAGATAGCCACCGTCGGGCGGCCGCCAGTAACGGCCACGTTTTTAGCCAGTAGTAAAGCTGCCATGTTCATTAGCGAGCGTTGGGCGTCGAGGTTGCCCGGGCCGAGGGTAATAAGTCGCACCGGAAAGGTAATTTCTACAATGTTGTAGTTAAACGCCACAAAGCTAGGGGCGTCTATAAACGCGCACGGCGGGTTAATGTTTCGCGGGTCATTGGTGACGGTTATCCCCGTAATCGTGTTTAGCGTCGTTGTGAGGTTGTCTAACGCGACGTTAAAAAGGTCGGTGTATGCGGGTACGGGCATTAGGCCACCGCGGGGCGGTCAATACCCAACAGCTGTTTAACCATTGGGCTAAAGCCTGTTGAGCCGCCAGTAGTCATACCGTCAAACGACGCGTAATCCATGCCAGCGCTACCACGTTGCCTATACAAAAAGCCTGCATAAGCCACCGTGCCAAGGGTTACCGCGGCGCTCGGTGAGGTCGTCAAGCTGTCAACGTACCCGGCTTGCTGTCGTCGCTTGTAGCAAACAGCGTTAGCGCTTGTGCGGCATTGCGTTAAAAACGTGGCGTCGGCAGCTGTAGCGGTGCCTATTCCTAACCAATCCTCTACTTGGCTGTCAAGCGTTACCCACGTACACGTCGGCGTAGTAGTCAGGGTGCCAGTAGCCGCCACAATCTCGACGTTGGCAGCTGTACGCGCATATAACACTTGGTTTTGTATTGGTAGCTGGTAGTCGTAAGTAAAAAAGCCTTGCTCGTCTACGCCTGTAAAATAGTATTGCGGCAAGTCAACGACGGTGTACGTGCCGTTAAAGGTTGCGTCAACGCCGCTTATAACAACGGATTGAGCAACCTCAAGCGGGTCGGCGTTTGTTTGTAATACAACAACCGCGTAATTGTCGGTTAAGTATTTTTGTGTGACCGAGTAAGCGGCCATAATGGCCTACCTTTCGGTTATCAGACGAACTTGACGAACTTGGTGGCGTCTGCCATGAAAGCGGCAGCGTAACCACGGAAAGCAATTGTGCGGCCCAAAGTTGCTGGTACCTCAACGCTAATTGCGCCCTTTTGCTGTTCGTAGAATTCAAAACCAGCGGCAGGGCCGGCAGCGTGTCCCATGAATGAGCCCGGTGCGTTCTTGTCAACAACAAGTACCAAGCCAAGCGGGTTGCCGTTCCACGTTGTTGCAGCGGCGTTGCCGGCAGCGTTTTGGCCCATAAGGTTTGGTGCGCCTGTGTACGGAAATACTGGACGGTTGGAATCGTCTACCGAGCTGGCCAATGCGGCCCAACTTGCAGGCGTTACAAACATGTGCGTTGGCAAGTAGTTAGAGTTTGCCGAAATTTGGCGAGCGCCCTCGTAAATTGCTGCTACCCAATCTGCACCTTTAGCGGTATCTGCTACCGATGAAGTTTGTGTAATTGCTGCATGGCAAGTGTCTACGGCGTAATTGTCGGTTGCTTGGCCGTAAGCGATTGCGAGCTGGTTCAAAATAATGTCAATGCTTGATGGGTCTGACCAATCCAAGTCTTGTTCGGAAACGGTGACAAATGTTCCAAAACTTAGTTTTGAAACGTCGTTGTTTGAAACTACAACGGTTGACGCGTTGAGCTGGTCAAACTGTGCGGCTTGTTGTGTAACAACTGGTCGAGTTGTAATTACTGGACGGCGGAAAGTTGCGCCAGCTGTTGGCATTGCGCGAGTACCGATTGCACTAACAAACGGCCTAATTGGGTTAAGCGAATCATAAACAGAACCCGTAATAATTTCGGGCAGGATGCCGGGTGTGGACTCAGTATTTATAAACGGTGCAACGCCGGGTGCAGCTTCGACAACTGCTTGCTTAATGTTTGCGTTCATTTGTGCAAAGTCGGCGCCGCCACGTACGTAGCTAGCGATGTATTCCGAAGTGCTTGGCAAACGCAATTTGCGAGGCTGTGCATAAATGGTTTGCACGGTTGCGGCCTCAATAACGGCTGGTGTTTCTACGGTCTTTTCCATTTCGGTTAACTCCTCGTTTTCGTCTTGTGTATTATTTAACTCTATTTCGTCGGGCTCTTGGTGGATACTCGCCGCGACGCGCTGCACCTTGGCGGCCTCAAATGCGCCGTAGGGCAGCAAACTTAATTCTTGCCAATCGGCCTTTGTTACAACCATGGTGCCAGCTTCGTCAAAACTAAATTCGACGGGCAAAATGCCTACGCTTACGCTGTCCAATACGCCGTCTTTTGCAAGCTCTAGCGCCTCGTTGCCTAGCGTTGTTTCGCTTATCTTGGCTTCAAACATGACGGTATTTCCTACCAACTCTCGAGCCGTGACCAAGCCGATTGGGCTAGTGCTGTCATGGTTTAGATACATTTTGGGTTTTTTGCCCTCTAGCGGTAAAGCGCCCATTTCGAAACGCACTTTTTGCCCATCGGATACAACGGCCTCTACGCCATATTCGAGGGCGACACCAGCCAAGGTTCTACGTGGCAGCGCGTCACCTTTAGCGGCGTCTAAATTTAATTCTTGTGGGATTAACCTAAGCATTGTTTACCTCGTTTGCCATGTCCGGCATTTGTTCGGCGCTGTCTTGGTATTGGTTTTCTAAATAACTTTCAATGTCAAACATAACACCCGTGCCACGTGGCAGCACGTTATCCGCGCTTAGTGTTTCTTGTATGCAATCTATGTACGGTTTTACGCCGAACGTGTAAAGGTCGCGTGACGCTTCCGAGCTACTGACATACGAGTAGTTGCCAATGCTTACCGAAACTAAATAAGCGGGCACGTTTGCAATGCGCGCAATTTCTTTTGCTTGGTATTCGGCGGCGTCAATAAGTAGCATTTTGTCGGGGGTTGCGTTGTTGGGTATTACCTCTACAAATTCGTTTACGGCACACGTGGCCGACGCGTAGCGGGCGCTGTCGTAGGCCGCTGCCAAGTCGGCAAGCTCTTGTGGGCTCATGGGCTCGCCACCATTTTGCCTAAGCGTCACGGCTGGCTGCAGCGAGCTCGAGTTGCGATTGCGGGCCTGCTCTAGCTTGAGCGCGGTATCTACTGACGTTGCCCCGGTATAAATTAAACCTTGGATTGGGCTCAAAAACTGTACGCAATCCTCGTATCGAATTGGTAAGCCTTGAAACAAAATTTGTTTAGACGGGCCGAACCATACGCCCGTGCCTTGTGCTTGGTCTTGTGTTGTAATCATTGCGGCGGGTAGACGCGTAAACGCTGCCGGGTATCCGTCGGCGGTGCGCTCGGTTATATACCAAAATGCGCGGCCATAAAAAAACAAGTCGTCGAATGTCCAACTTAAAATAAAGTTGTTTGTTACGCCTTTGTCAATACGTCGTAGCCATGAGCGCGGCGCCTCGGGCACCTTTTCCATTTCGTCGCCGTTCCACATTTCTTTGTACATGACAAGCGGCAGACAGCCAACAAGGCTTGCCATTAAGTCGCGTGAGCGGCTAATAGTTGGGACTTGCATAAAACGGCTACGGTTTACGCCGTCGGTGTACGCAAAAAAGTTGCCAATTTGTGAGGCGCCAGCGTTGCTACCGGCAGCGGCTTTAACAACGGTTGCTGGTTCAGGTTTGCGCGTAAAAATAGCCATGCGTTTAGTGTGCCATATTTAGGCGCGGATTGGTGGCACTCGCTGGCGGCGAGCAATCCCCGACGGAAAGCAAGGCCAGCGAGCGCCAAGCAAACTTTAGCGGTTAGCGCCCATAATCATTGGTTTACCGACAAGTTGCGGGCGGCTTGCCATGGCGGCAGCC